ACCGGTAATCACCAAGGATCTGATGATTCGATTGCGTCTCGACATCGGCGGCGACGTAAATCGGCAACTCGTCTTCCATAAACACCCCGCCGATCGTGATGCCGCTTTGCACGTCCTGGTGATCTTCCCACGGTTTTAAAGCGCCGCGGACGGCGTCCGCCGTTTGTCGCGCGACCGAATAGGTCGGCGCCACAGCCGAGATTTGAAAGCGCGACTCCTCCGCCCCACAGGCGCCATCATGAGAGTATTCCGGCAGGCGCGACGTCTGCTGATAGATAACCACGGGCAAAACGGCGTTCTGTGGATAAGTGCTTGGATATATGCGCGTGCCGACAAGCGCTGTGAGCGGCGGATAACCGCGTAATTGATTGACGATCACTTCTTCCAATGTCACGCGACTTCTTTCTCTAGATTCTCGCGAATGATCGCCTCAAATGCCGCCAGTCCCGGTCCTTTTTGCGATTCGAACGCCGGCGTCATCGACGGACGCGCGCCGAAATGCTTTATAACCGGCCCGCCCCGTTGCGATCGGTAAGGCGGGCCGAGCAACTTAAAGCCGAACTCCCACCAATAGGCGACATTGGCGTGCGTCACCGACCGCCCTTTTTCGTCGGTATCGAATATTTCCGTGGACGGACCGATTTTCACAGTTCCCGTAGAACCGCGCATTTTGACCGAGGTGACGACTTTAAGCCGCGGTGATATCAACGTCCTCGATAGTCGCTCGCCGTGCGCCCTGACGGGTTCTGCGAAGGCTAAGAGTGCTTTTCTAAGGATTGACTGTTCAAGGCGGCGAATCCGCCCTTCGAGTTTTCGGTTCAAGTCCTGCAAGCCTTTTAATTCGAGCTGCATCTTCCCTACCCGACCTCTTTGCAAAGTATTTCGAGCGTCGTGCGTCGCCGATCCGGCACCACCGCCTCGATATCCAAGACCTCATCTCGAAAAAGTAGGCGCATTGCGGCTTTAATCCCTTCGCAATAACGAGTCATGACGCGGGTTGTTATGTCCGCGCCCACCGACTTGGCTAGAAATTGCTCGCGGCCCGAGAGCTTCATCACGTCGGCGCGGAGCTTCTGAAAGTCGGTCCAGACGTCGATCGGCTGGCCAAAATTGTCCTGCTCCTGGGTGCGCGCCTGAATTGTCACCACTTCCCGATTGCGCCCGGCGTTCATACAGAAGAAAAAAGCCTTTCAGTAGCCATCAAATTATCGGCAAAATCAAATTTCTGAAGTTTCATTTCGCTATAGGTTTCTCTATTTTCGTAAAGATCGCCTACTTTGTATAAAATATAGGTAGTCACATTTTCGGGCACGTCCTGGCGCTTGTCGCCATATCCGGCCACTAATTCCACGGCTACCGCACGCGGGCGAGGCTGCACCGAAGGCCATGAGGCCTCTTGGATTCTTACAATGCGTGGCGGGCGCGAATTCAAATCCACCATGTAAAGATCGTTCGCTATCGTCTGCGTTAATCCGTCGGCGTCGGTGTATTTAACGCTCGTCACGGATTGGAGCGGTATTTTGAAAATCTCAATGCAGTCGGCCGGCAACCAGTCGAGATACATTGTCCAGGTCTGCGTTATGACGGCGATATCGTATCGACGCTCAGCGTTCTGTCGCGCCGTCCGAATTTGGCGCTGGATCAGTAGATCGTCTTCGTTGAGATCGATGCGCGAGTGGGCTTTGACATCATCGATGCCGACCGGCTCGATGGCCGGCGGTGTTTTGAGGACGAATTTCGGGATCGGCCTGCGACTAAGATCGTACATTTTTCCGACGGCGTTTTATCACTGCCGTTTCATGCTCGAGATTATCTTCCGGCGTTTCAATCACTGCGCCCGGGATCAACTTTTTTTTTCCGCAGCCGCCAGCGCTTTACCCTCGCTGATCCAGCGCTCGGCGACATCAGGCCGCACTTCATATTCTTTGTGCGCGCCGATCCAGCCGTATTCCTCACTAAAGAAATCCTGCACGGTGCTAACTTTAACGGTATTTTCTTTTTCTTCAGCCATGATTGAAACTCTTTAACTCTTTTACTTTTGTACTTTTTTACTTCTTTTTCCGCTCGCTTAAGCAAGCGCCAGCCATTTCACGGGCCTGGTTCCGGCATCTAATAAATTGCCGTCCGTGCGCATGAATGCAATAAACGCGATCTGATCGGTGTCGGCGTATCTTTCCTCAAGTCGCACGAGGCGAATCGTGGCAACGTCACGAATCAAATATTTGCTCAAGTCACCGAAAAGAACGAGCTTTTGACCTGTCGTGAACGTCGATGACATGGATTGGTTGATGGTGTAGCGGTAGCCGAGCAATCTATCCGGCACGCCGTTTTGCAAACCAGGCTGCCAAATATATGCGTTGGTCGTCGATTCTTTGAGTTTCCGGATTGTTGCCAAAACCGTATCGTGAAACATAAAGCTCGCGCCCGGCCGATAAGCCGGATCAACGCTATGAATCAGGTCTATGACCTCATCGGACGTGAATGTCGTCATGGATGCCGCAGCTTTGCCGACCACTGCGGCAACTGTCAGCCCTTTGGGCAAAGTGGTGCCGGCGCCGGTGGTGAAATGGTCGTTTTGTATCCTCGCGATGCGAGTGCCGAGCCAGTCGCCGACGAGCGCGCCGAGATCGAAGGCCGAGTCCTGCGTCAATTCGTAGCTCATGAGGATCGGTTTGGACGAATATTTGAAGGCGGTCAGGATGAGCTGGGCAAAGGCTGGATCGACCGATGCGCCGATAGTTGTGGCCTCGGCCAAGATCGCGCCCTTGTTGGTCGTGTCGTTCATAGTCGGATAAGGCAGCGAATTGCCGGAATCAGTGCGGATAACCGTGGCATTTACCCTGACGCCGCCATAGGTAAGTAGCGCCTGCTCAAGCGCATAAACGAAGCCCTGCGGGATGGTTTCTTTGCCTGCGCCCGAGGTCGCCACGTCCAAACCGACACGATACTCACGTTGGAAGGTCCGATAATCCTTGATGATCGGCAAATCGATCTGGCTGGCGCGCAGATCAGGGATACCGAGCCGCACCGCGGCGTTGATGTGACGCTGCTCCAATACGGCGCCGGGTTTGCCCATGCGCAAAAAGCCTTGCACGGAAAGGGATACGGCTTCCTCATATTCCATCCGCGACAAGGCGCGATTGGCGACGGAACCGTAGCGAATCGTGTCGAAAGATACGCTCCCGTTAAATGAACCCTCGCCGTTTCCGTTGCCGTTGCCATTGACGACGCCGGCAGCGACACGAGCGCTTCGGGCGAGCTCGGCTTCTTTCCCGGCTAAAAACTCCTCGTTCTTGATGCGCTTTTCCAGTCCGGTGATGGCCGTCTCCATCTTGTCGAATTTCTCACGGTCTTCCGGTGTCTCGCCGCCGCGCTTGTCGCAATCGTCCTGAAGATCGCGAAGCTCCTTCACCGCCGTCCCGAGCTGTTGCCGGAGTTCATTAATATCTAACGACATAACTGATTCTCCTTTTGCTCAAGTAGTCTTGAGCGCGTTCGATTATTGCTTTGCGATCTTCTGATCGGCTGATAAAGTCGGCTTTTTTATCGATGGCCAATTCTTTTTTGATCTGGGCGGCGAGTGACCGGATTCCGACATCGGTCTGCGGATAGGCTGGAAAAGTGACCGGTGATACGTCGTAGAGCTCAACTTTAACGAGCGTGCGTACCAATCCGCCATCGATCATGCGCCAGTTTTGCCCCTCCGGGAGCACCGCGAAGCCAAAACTCATCTGATCGACATCGCCGCGCTCGATCGACTTCAATAAATCGCGGGCATAAGTCGTGTCGGCGAGATCGGCGTCTATGGCAAGACCGGTTTGATCTTCAGTAAGCTTGAGCGTGCCTGATTTGGTGCGGGCGAGTGGAAAATTGGGATCATGATTGAAAAGGGCGCGAATATCGCCGTCTTTTATCGTCTCGCGGAAGGCTCCCGGGGCTATTTTTTCTCTAAATCCGCCTAGATCCTCGCTTAATTGATCGAATACGGCGGCATGACCGACGAGCCGCGGCGTTGGGCCGCTGGTGACCCGCAATTCGGTGGCGTTGAAAACCCGGCGTTCTTTTTCCATAAAAAAAGGCGGGAATCCCGGCTGGTCGACCAGAACCCCCGCCCCAAATGGCAGCAACAAAACACTCGCGCGCACGCTAACGGTGCTTACAATATAGAAAACAGAACGAAAAAGAAGGGATTATTTAGGTGGGAGCGTCGCTATTTGACGGTATTTGACGGTAAATGTCGCTCTTTTTTTTTAACTTCCGTCAACGTTTCGCTCATCACGCGGCGTGTGTGGCCTATTTTGACCGCGTCGAGTTCGCCTGACTTGATCCAGCGCTCGACGGTGCGAGGACTCACGTCGAACTCGCGGGCGACCTCATCGATACGGTAGGATTTTTTTTCACTACTCATTTTTTTTTAAAATAACTTTATTTGAATAGGTAATGCTGTTTTGCATGACAAATAAAATATTTTTATGGGTTTTATTACTCTTTGCCGCCAAATCTCACGTTGTTCGATTAGATTGCGCGGCGGTTGACGATCGTGATCCCATATCCACCCCTCTTTGTGATGGCGATCATTGTTCCAAGAACTAATATAAGTCGAGCTTTCCCGATTGCTATGTAATTTTCCATTTATTGA